TATTCTTTAAGCCCGCCAAAATGCTTTTCGTTTGCACTTTTTGAACTCATACCGTAGAACTGTACAAATGATTTGGTTTCCATCTTTTGTCCAAAGCCACCTTGATCTACAGATACTTCATTTGTCCAATAACCTTTGGTAATAACTTCGCCGCCGCCTTCATCGTGTCCGGCAAGCATACCACCTAGCATTACAAAATCGGCTCCGCCGGCGAATGCTTTAGCAACATCACCAGGACAAGTGCATCCACCGTCAGCAATAATATGCCCACCCAGCCCATGAGCGGCATCTGCACATTCAATAACAGCAGACAACTGAGGATAGCCAACCCCAGTTTGGATCCGAGTAGTACATACACTACCAGGACCGATCCCCACTTTGATAATATCTGCTCCATTTAAAATTAACTCCTGTGTTTGATCTGAGGTAACAACGTTACCAGCAATTATTACAATATGTGGATACTGATGTCTAAAATCTTTGATAAAATCCACAAATCTTTCACTGTATCCATTGGCTACGTCAATACATACATACTTTAACTTATCACCAGTTTGTTCATACACATTTCTAAATTTATTATGGTCATTATCTGTAATGCCAATGCTCATAGCAACATGATTTGTACGCTCATAATTAACGTTTTCTTCAGCGTCAAAATAACCTACCAATTCATTTACTGAATATGTTTTTACCAAACAAGTAAACAATCCTCCTGTAGCAAGTGTATCTGCCATTTCAAATGTGCCAACACCATCCATGTTGCTAGCCATGATAGGGATACCTTTATAATGATAATCTTCTGTGCATTGCCAGCCTGTTGGCACATAGTTGCGGTATACAAACCCACGTTCTAGCATTACTTGTTTGCGTGAGCCTAGTGTGCTACGCTTGGGACGAATTAGCACATCATTATAGTCGTGCTTGGGATCAGCTTCAATTCTCATAATGTTTTCCAATTTCCTTGTAAACTTGTTGTACGCCTTGTGCTTGGCTTACACAATCTTCTAATGCGTTGTGTAGACCTTCCTTATTTTTTATGCGCGGATCACCGTGTACACCAAAAAGTGTACGACTATCCATTACTTGCCAATACTGCCACGGCGTTGGACGACCGATACTTCTAAACCAGTCTTCTAAAATAATATAGTCAAACGCAGGACCTTGTGCCCAAAACTTATCAGTGCCTACAAAAAATCGATTGATTTCATCTGCACAATAGTCTAAGGTATCTCGATTGTCTTCACTGAGTGCTTCTTCACGCACGGTTTCTTCTTGTGTCTCCCACCAACGTACAGTATCTTCGTCAATGTTACGCCCTAGTGCAACTTGTGCTTCTACATCGGGTCGTAGATATATTGCCTTGGTTGGCAATTCCATATTATATGGGCTAAATTTAATTGCACCAATGGTAAGAATAACTGCATTGGGTCTTGTGCCCAATGTTTCAATGTCAAGCATAATGTCCAAGGAACACCTCCTATTATATTATTAATAATAGCAGTCTATTAGAATAATGTCAACGTAAATTTGCCCAGTTAACTACTGTTTGGACAAATTCTTTTTCGATCCCTCTAAAACCATGATACCCATAAGTTAATTTTGGATGACCTTCATTAATCCCACCTTCCATAATGGTTAGTGTAACATCATCAAAGTTATATTGTTTGGTTAGTATTTCAGCAATGTCAGGACTGGTATTCTCAGATACATCATAGCGATGATGTATAACATGCACAGGTATAGAAACAGTATTATCTTTCTTAAAGAAATTACAGCGTTCATGAAATGCTTGATTGCGTATAAGTGGACTATTAACACTGGTAAAAATTAATCCACAACATGGATCTTTTTTATGTAAAGTATGATAGTAGGTTGATATTAACCAATTACTGTTACATTGTCCTATTAGTAGTGTAGGTACTGTACTTAATCTAATAGCAGTTCTGATAGTTTTGTTAATTGTATCTATAGCATGTAATGCTTTTTTTAGTTCCAGTCTTGGATTTTCTTTTAACCATTCTTTCGGTATCGGTTGTATCTTATCTCTAAGTGCAAGCCACGGAGCTCTAGCATACAGAATATTAAGTAACCAAGGAATCTGTACGTTTCCTGCTCGCACATAAGCTACGTTATATCCTAGGTTTCTAAAATGCGGTATTGACGTTCCAGGCATAAGTTGATTTTCAGGAAACGTTCCTCTTTTAGATATGTGAAATTTTGCAGGGCCGCCTGGAATTACTACCACAGTTCTTTTTGCATTTTCAGTAGGGAACCACATGAGATTATCGTCAATAATCTCACCAGATTGTGCTTGGATAGCTTTGCTTATTCCTTGATGATCGTATGACCTATAAACAGTAGATTTATCAAACTTGTCGTCATCAAACTTTTTATACAGACTTATCATTTTCAAACAGTGCTACTCTTTTGCGTAGACCTGTGCTACTGAAACTGTGGTCTCGACTGTTATAAACTATTTTAATATTGCGCTTTACACATATATCTTTGCCAGTAAAGTCTTTGTCTTTATACTCTACTCCAATAATGCGAACATCTATAGGAAGTGTTAGTAGTATATCTTCTAGATCTTTTTCAGTATTGTACACAATAACTTCGTCAACTGTACGTTGACTATTCAACATAATTTGGCGTTCAACAATACTTTGTACAGGTTGATTTTTTTCAGGACGATCACGACTAGCATCATTTTGTAGTCCTGCAATCAAGTAATCACAATGATTCTTTGCTTCACTTAGCATTGCAACATGCCCTGCGTGTAACAGATCAAACTGGCTAAATGTTATGCCAATAATTTTGCCTTTGTTTTTAAGTTTTGTATAATCTGCAAATATCATACGTCTGGTTCAATTTTTACCTGTAGAGGAAATCCATGGCTACGTGCTAATATAGTAACTTCAACACCTTTTTGCTCTGCCATTTCAAAAGGCAATACAGCAACGATAGCTAGCCCGTCTGCGTGAATTTTTTGTGTTAGTGCCACAGCAGGTTGTTCATCATAGTCAAAGATACTCTTCAACGTTTCAACGACAAACTCCATTGTTGTGACTTCGTCATTAATATAGATAACACGAAACTTGCTGGGTTCTCTCAAATTCTCACGCACTTTAGTCTTCTTTTTGACTGCTTCATCGGTGTTTGACATGTACAATTCCTTTATTGATAGTAGTATTTAACCAAGAATATGTGTGGGAGTCAATTAATACAACATTTCGACTCCCACACAATGATTACATTATACAGTAGTTATACTGAAATTGCAATCTTCTTTGGCTTCATTTCTTCAGGAACTTCACGGACCAATGAAATGTTTAGCATGCCGTTCTTTAGGCTTGCATCTGTAACAGTCATATGATCTGCAAGTGTAAATTCTCTGCGGAAGTTACGTCCTGCAATACCTTTGTGTAGGTACTTGACATCTTCTTTCTCAGCAGGTGAGTTGCCTTCAATACGAAGTTGGTCACCGTCGTGAGTGATGTCAATATCTTCCATACCGAAACCAGCAACTGCCAATGAGATTAGATACTCATCTTCAGCAACCTGTTCTACATTGTATGGAGGATAGCCTTGGCTTGAACTGTTAGCAAAGCGAGTTTCCATGTCGTTGAATAGACGATCAAAGCCTACAAATGAACGATGGAAAGTGGGGATATCTAGAGTTGTTAATCTTGTCATTTTAAATCTCCTTTATTAAGCAAGATATATGATAGAACCCTTTATTGGCGTTCTATGTTTATAATATAGTAACTCACTCACAATTTGTCAAGTGTTTTACTAAAATTATTTATCCATTTTTTATTAAACGTTCCAGAGTTTTATAATGTTCGTATGCTTCACGCAAGGCATCATACTTTTCTAAATGTTCTGGATTAGGCTGTAGAATAGCAAGGCGTTCATTGATGGAATCTAGTTGTTCTTGTAAATGTTTAAAATTATCATCGGTCCCATCATCAAAAACACTTGAACTTACTGTAATGGTCGACGGCGACTGCATAGTAATACTATCACTGTATGTATAGTTACTACTATAATCACTAAAAATAGTAACATCTCCCGTATCAGTTGTAACGTTAGTGTCAAATAAATCAGGTTGTATAGTAATATCACCCAGATCCAAGTCAAGTTGCGTCATTTAC